ACATCCCTATATCTCTGCAAAGCAAGAGGCGCTTCAATCTGATAAGAAAACTCTTGATAGAAACGACTATCTTGTATAAAACCTCTCTTTGAAGAGACATGACTTCTTGTAGAAGCATAATAACCTTCAGCATTCGCAACACCATCTAAATTTAGATTAACTCTAGCAGATGATGAATCTACTCTAGTGGTAGCGGCGACAGTCACAGTTTCTCCATCTTTATACGAGAAACCAGAGTCAACTAATCTCAATCCTGTGATTGTACCGTTAGCACCTACCGTAGATGTAATGTTTGCATTTTTACCCAATACACCTTCATCTTGAATGCTTACAATTTTAGCGTTGCCTGGATTTTTAACCGGCGCACTTGTTAAAGTGTCTTGTGCCGCTGAAGTATAGAAATATACATCAACAAATTGATTATTTGAGAATGTAATATTGCCAGGGTCACGCTGTAATTCGTCTTGCCACACACGAACAATAGTTTGATATGTTCCGTTAGCAAATCTTACTCTTGATTGTGTTCTTTCTTTGACATCACCAATCGCACCAGTATTTGATTGTCCAATTCTATCGTTAGTATCAATCTCTGTTATAGAATTGTTACCAGTTCCAAAGTTTCCATCCTCAAACTGAAGAGTTAGATATTGCTCACCGATACCTAATGCAGAAACATTTGTGTCAGTAACACGAATAGTAGGAGCGATACTGAAACCAGAACCACCAATACGATTTGATAACTGTTGAATAGTTCCTACTGCGGCAGAAGTGAACAGCAACGAATCTTGGAGTTTCGTATAGATATTTTCAATCTTTGTATTAGAAGTTGTTGATACGACATTACCAACCGTAGTATTAGCACCAACAAGACGCAATCCTTCATTTTCAATAAATGCTCTCATAGGTCCAGCATCAAACTGGTTTGAGAGATTAGCAGATGTGTTTGCTGTCACTTGAACTGTTATTAAGTCTCTATCGTCAGCACCACCCACACCTCTAGTATAACCATTCGCTTGTGTGCTAATTACTTTTTTGACTACACCAAAAGCACCAGATGTTCTACCAACTAACTCATTGCCAGCAATGACAACTTGTCCAGCAGTATTACCAAACTGAAGTACATGATAACCAATCGTGTTAGCCGCAAATTGAGACACAGTTCCTACTGTTGTTCCGCCTGCGGTTGCTTTATTTACCTTTTCTCCACCAGCAAAGTTTTTGAATGTGTCCAAAGCAATAACAACATTAGCACTATTATATGCTCTTCTGATTGCTTGCACAGTTCCGTTTGCACCTGATGTAACCCCATAGAGACTATCCCCAACAATCACGCCCGGGTCAGATGTATTAGCAAGAACAATAACAGCATTTGCATTTGTTCTAAAGTTACGACCTGCTACAAGAGTTTCTCCTGATTCTGGAAATCCGAAATCTGGTGATGATAGTGGAGTATTTGCATACTTATCCATTCTACCAAGTCCAGAAACAATTGGAGCAAGAACACCAAAGCGATTATTACTGCTTACAAGATTTGTGTTGAGGGAAATTGCAAAGTTGTCATTCAAGTCACCTCTAAAGATTTGGAAACTTGCTGGAGTTGAACCATCGCCCCCAATAAACTCAATTTTAGTTGTATCATTAACACTTGATGTATAACCAGAACCACCATCAACTAGATTAAATGTTAATGCACCCCCCAAGTCAACAGTCTGCGTGACAACAACTTTCGCAAACTTACCTTTATCTGCTGATATAAGTTCAACGACATCGCCAGGCTCATACTTAGCACCAGCACTGGTAATTGTAAAACTTCTAATTCCAGCCTCTACAATTGGTGTATGTGGAGTGGTGCCACCATCAAACTTTACTTTAATTGGTTCTAAGTGTTGGAATGTTCCTTTGATATTTGAAAGATATATCTGGTCAATAACTCTTTCACGAATTGTTCTTTTTACAATATTTTCAACCAGTGCTTCAGCACCAGAATCCTGTCCAACGATAGTTCTACCAATAAACAATCTTCCATTATTTTCATCATGAGTGGTGACAAGATATCTTTCAATTCTAAAATCACCGTCAGAAACTTTGAGCAACTGGTCGGCAGGATAATTAATCTCTACATCTTCATTATAAAGAATGCGAAATAAAAGTTTGTAAGATTCAAATGTACCCTTTGACTGATAGAAATCTTTAATTCTCTTTGCAAGCAATCTCTTATTTGCAAGAGCATAATCTGGTATTTCTGCAAGAAGTGTTCTACGAAAGTATTCTAGATATTCATTGGTTGTTAAGTCAATATCTTTATAGTCAAGAAGATTATGCATTTCATGAGTAAGTTTGCCAGTCTGTTCCATATACTCATAATAAGCCTTTAGGAAGAGAATAAAATTCTCTCCCTCTTCTTTATAGAAATCAGGAAACTGATTTTCTAATATTGCAGATATCTTCTGAGAAATAGCCATTAATCAGCCTCAGCAACAGCAGTGATAGTCGCATCATTTGAGTTCATGAGAAGAATTTGCTCACGAATTGGTGTTACATCTAGGTTTAGGGTTTCTACTGTTACCTTTATCTCTATCCCTTCATATGCACTTGGTAAGAAGTTTTCAATGTCAATTTGTCCTGTTGTATAATTGATTGTTCCAGCACCAGCAACAATATTAACTTTCTGTTTACTTGCATTAAATCTATAGATATTGATTGCGCCCGAACCGTTATCTTCTAGAAAAGCATCAAATCCTTGATATGTAAACTTAGTCGATGTGACAGTGTTTGCTCTTAAAGCATTGTTGAACTTTAGAGTTACTTTTTCTGCTCTATTAACATTTGGAACAAATCTCTTTTGAACCTTTAATGTAACTTCGTTGTTCAATATAGATTCATTTGTATTATCCAATGCACGAACAAAACGAGAGTATCTTAATTTATTACCAAATCTTTGTAGGTTTGTGCTTGAAAATGCATCAATAGCAGTCTTAATATCATTGATAATTTGTGATGTTGACAAAGATGTCTTTAGCGAATCATAATATGTTGTTACTGAAGGAATGACATATGTGTAATCAGCATCAATAATAATAGGGTCAACAGCAAGTGGTGTTCTATCAGCAATACTCAATTTAATTTCATTCTTTCTAATACTTGTAATAAAATTTTCACCAAAAGGCTTGACAGCAATATATACCTTACCATAAACAGGAGGGTCAGCAAGTTCCCCACCGAAAGCAGTTACAGATTGCAAGTCAGTATTTTCATTTAGAATAATTCTTTGGTAGTCATTATTTACAACGGCTCTATTTTGAACTTCATAACTTCTTGGAGCATTAAATTTTATACTATCAATTGTTTCAATTTCATGTCCACCTCTTGCTGGAGAATTAACGGCTGATACTGAAACTGATGCATAACTAGGGTCAATTGTAATAGTGTCAACTGAGAATGAGTTAGCACCATTTGTTATAGGTCCGTTACATACACGATAATCAACAATAATGATATTGTTATTTTTAACAGGTTTACCTAAAGGCCCATCTCCAAAGAATATTTCATATTGTTCATCAGCACACTCTTGTAGGTAGAAAACAGGTGAAGTGGAGGTGACCGCTCTAATATTTGTTGCTCTTGTATATGCAGTATTCGCAAAATTAGATGCAGATTCTTGTACTCTTACTGTAATGCTTCTTGTATCAATATTTTTGTTTGGAAGAACATATCTTATTGGATTACTAGTATTCACTGTAAATCTTTGTGTTAGCGGTTCACCCTCTGTAATAGAGATTGCTTTCGTAAATGTATTTGAGCCATTTCTTATTGTCTGTGCTTCTGGTGTAACAAATGTATATGAAATATCGTCAATAGTTGTTGTAAACTTAGAGTTTTTAGGAAGAGTAAACTGTGATATATTATTAGACACACCAGTAAATGTAATTGACACATTAGCGGTTGCACCTCTTGCAGAACGAGTATTATATCCTAGTTCTTTTGCTCTTGACACAACACTATCTCTTTGTTGCGCCGTATCCAAGAACATTTCATTAGCAATCATGTTTCCATAGAATGCATTATAATGTGTATTATATGCAAGCAAGTCTAGCAACACAGCCATGTTACTACCCTCAAAGTCATAATCTCTGAACTGCGTCTGCGCCGCAAGATATGATTTTAGATTAGAACGAATGTCCTCAAAGTCTAATTCGGTTACTTGTAGATATGTGTTAGCGGCCATTACCTAACTCTCTCTAAAATTACATTTAATTCTACTGGAACAACATCATTGCGAACCATAAAGGCGACAGTGACAGAAATAGCATTCTGTTCAGAATAGTCTTGCACTAGTACATCAATCAAATCAGCCCTTGGTTCATAATTTCGTATGACCTCACGAACTGCATTTTCCATTTGTTGTTTGGTTGCTTGACTCCAAAGTTCAAAAAGAAAAGAACGAATAGAACAACCGATATCTGATTTGAACGGACGCTCAAAGTAGTTTGTAAGAATCAGGTTTCTCACCGATTCTTTAACCGCTTCTCTGTTTGTATTTCTTGCTAGTTGTCTAGTGATTGGATTTGGTATGAATAGACTATCCAAGTCACTAAAAACTACCTTTTCTTTTGCACCTGCCATTTGTTATTCCTTACATACATAAATCTTCATACTTCGTTGTATGAAGTCGATGTAGCGACAAGTCTCCTTGTCTGCGAATGCGTCTGTTGTATGCATTCTTAATACGCTTTCTTTGACCAGGTCTCCAAGCAATAAACTTCTTCCATCTTGTCAGTGCATCATATTCGTCTGCACTTTTCATGGGTATCATCGTCTTCATTTCAGAATCCTTGTCTCTATTTAGGAAGCATTTTTAGCATCTTGGATTTCTTTTCTTCTATCCTTACAGAGTTTTGATATCTCTGCTAATGCTTTCCTTGCTCTTGTGCCTGCTGTCTTATTTCCGTTCTCAAACTTTTCACTTTCTGTGATATAAGTCTCAAACAAATTTACTAAATTATCATGATTATTCATCGTTTTGCCCTTGACAAATTATAAAATTGTTGTTAGAATGATTCTGTAATCTATCCAATAAAATATTTAGTCTCCAATA